TACCAAGTTCACCAGTGAGAAGAAGCTGTCTCGCGTATTCCTCAACAAATTTGCGGAGATTATTGCCTAATTTGCGTAACTCGTTGGCAATCAATGGCGAGAAAAAAACTGAAAAATTCTTCATTTTGTCCTTTACAAACCAAATTTTTTAGTGTATAATAATTCTGTAAGGCAATACTACAACCACTACATTATGATTACCAAATCTCCATCCTATACCGTTCACAGCACCCACTGCGGAATCATTATTTTTAAGCGTAAAGCCGGAACTGGGTCGCACGGCGGCGGCTGGCTTTGCAGCAATACCACATTTAAAAGCTTAGCCCAGGCCAAATCTTATGCTGCCCGTCAGTGGGCTCCTCAAATTGATTGCATTTAGTCCTTTACAAGTCCAAGAATTCCGTTTACAATTACACCGTACCCGTTGACAAACTCCTACATTATGAATACACAAGCAAAGATCCAAAACACACTCAATGCACTATTCGGGGCTGGCCCGATTTTTGAAGTAAGCAGAGCAAAGCTGTATGAAACTGGCCGTGCAAATGGCATGACATATAAGCAAGTCAAAGACGCCATGATGGCCGACGAATACAAGAGCAAAGTTAAGCGCGGCTTATATGACCTGCGTACACTGGCTGGTGCTGCAGTGCCCAAGATGAGTGAAGCTACTGTCTCCGCTGTCTCACAGGATGCGCCAATTCCAGCCGCATCCTTTAAACTCACTGCACCTCAACCCAAGCTTACCGCCATCAGCAATGATGATATTTACATCCCTGAGCTTGATCCCACCTTTGTGCAATGGGGTGAATATAAAACCGTCAAGAAGGTAATTGAGAGCGGTATGTTTTTCCCGCTATACATCAGCGGCATGAGCGGCAACGGCAAAACCATGATGGTTGAACAAGCCTGTGCCAAGCTTAAGAAGGAATATATCCGCGTGCAAATTAGCCCAGAGACCGACGAAGATGATCTTATTGGCGGCTTCCGCTTGATTAACGGTGAAACGGTTTTCCACAAAGGACCAGTTATCAAGGCAATGGAACGAGGCTGCATCCTTATGATTGACGAACTTGACCGTGGGAGCAATAAGATTATGTGCTTGCAAGGCGTTCTTGAAGGTAAGCCAGTGCTTGTGAAAAAGATTGGCCAAGTAATTCACCCAGCCAAAGGCTTTAATGTGATTGCTACTGCCAATACCAAAGGCCGCGGCAGTGAAGATGGTCGATACAGTGCAGCCAATGTAATTGATGAAGCATTTATTGAGCGCTTTGTTGCTACCATTGACCAACCGTATCCTGCATTTAAGATTGAGCGCACCATTGTGGCCAAGCATATGGAATCGCATGATGTTGCAGATGATGAATTTGTTGACAAGCTGGTAAGCTGGAGCGCGGTTATCCGCAAGACATATGCTGATGAAGGCGTTGACGAACTCATCAGTACGCGCCGCCTGTGCCACATTGTCAAGGCATACAGCATCTTCCGCAATCGTCTTGAAGCAATCAGCCTTTGCATTGCGCGCTTTGAAAATGAAACGCGCGAAGCATTCCTTGATCTTTACACCAAGATTGACAGCAACCAAATCACTGCACCAGCTGATCCGCAGCCTCTTACAGCCGCGGCACCTGACGACAGTATCCCTTTCTAAACTTTAGCAATGGTCTTACGCTAAACCATGTAAACACAGACCACAAAAAACAAAAAAACAAAACACACACATAACTGTATGAATAAGAAGCAAATCGCACAATTCGCCCGTATCGCAAGCCGCATGACTCAAAAGGAAGCAATCTATAGCATCCTTGAAGCCGGTCATGAATTCACTGTCTCCGATGCAAAGGCTGCAGGTATTGCTGATCCAGCTCGCGTTGTCAATCAACTCCGTGAACTTGGTTACCCAATCTACCTCAACCCATGCAAGACTCGCACCGGTGAGCTTGTCAAGCGCTATCGTTTGGGTACTCCACGTAAGAATGGCTAATTCTTAACAACTGCAGGAGCATGGCAAACCCGCTGTGCTCCTGCATTTCTTCTACATGATACACGATCAAAAAAAAAACCAAAAGGCATCAAGTATGATGGTGATAAACCAGATTATAGTTTGATTCCTCCGTATGCTCTGGAAGAAACTGTTAAGGCTCTTACCTATGGAGCGGTCAAGTATTCTCGAGATAACTGGAGACTGCTTGATGATGCAAAAACTCGCTACTTTGCGGCTGCTCAACGACATATGTGGGCATTGCAAAAAGGCGAAACACGTGATCCTGAGAGTGGACTACATCATGCAGCCCATGCTGCTTGCTGTATGCTTTTCTACTATGAATTGGATTTTGTGGCCAAAGAAAAAAAATAAAAAGATTTACATTTTGAAGACAACCGTATATAATTAACTATATGACAAAACTATCCACACAGACACTCGACATTCTAAAAAACTTTGCATCAATCAACAGCAACTTGATTGTTAAAAGTGGAGAAGCATTGTCAACCATCTCTGAAGCTAAGAACATTATGGCTACCGCTGATATCAGTGAGACCTTTGAATCTACCTTTGGCATTTATGATCTTAATGAATTCATTAGTATGTTTTCATTGATGATCGATCCAGATCTTGACTTTACGGCAGACAGCGTTGTATTTAAAAGTGGTCGCACCAAGGCAAGTTATCGCTTTGCAGATCAAAGTATTCTTACTACTCCTAAGAGCAAAATCAATATGCCAAGCGCAGATGTAACCGTAACCCTTGGTAGTGACCTGCTTGGTCAAATTCGTAAGGCTGCAGGAGTTCTTGGCCATACCATTGTAAGTATTGGTGGCGAAGATGGTGTCATTACACTTAGTGTAGTTGATCCAAAGAATAGTACGGCCAACAGCTTTAGTGTTGTTCTTGATGATGCCAATGCAAATACTTCATCTTTTGACTTGCAATTTCTTATTGCCAATCTTAAGGTGGTGCCAGGTGACTATCAAGTACAGATTAGTTCCAAGCTTATTAGTCATTGGACCAATACAAGCGCACCAGTTAATTATTACATTGCTCTTGAAAAGACAAGCAGCTACAACGCATAAACAATCCTATAAACAAAACATATGAGTACTGAAACCGAACAAACACAAACTGAAACCGCAACACAACAAATTACTATTGATGACATTTCACTTATTGTCAATATCATTGGTACCGTATCACGTCGTGGCGCGTTTGAAGCAGCCGAATTTACCGTCGTTGGCGGTCTATTTGAAAAGCTTAAGGGATTCCTTCCTGAGCCTGTTGCTGAAGAAGACAATGCTGCAGAGACAACCAATACTGGTGCATCTGAAGAGACTCCAGAAAATCAATTGAATTTTGATTTTAGTGGATATGCCAAGGGAGCAGAAGAAGCTACAACTGAAGGCTAATATGAGTGTAGACAGACTTGACGGGACTGCAAAGGGCGGAAGCCTTTTTGAGTTATTCACAATGCCCGGCCGGGTTATTCTTTGGTTTCAATATATGAATCCATCGACTAAAAACGGCCATCGCGGAATGGTTACACAAACCAAACGTCGTGCTAGCAGCCCCGCCATGGCTGTTCTATATTCACTTGCCTTTTGGGCTGCGGCAGGCTTCTGTGTGTATGGATACTTTACCGATCCTGCACCGAAGCCTGCCTCATTTGTGCCTGCCCTTGAAAGCGCACAAGACCATCCTTGGACCAATCCAAAACTACACACACCTAAATATGATTGATATTGAAGACGAAGACCAAAAACTTGACATGCTAAATGTCATTAAAGAAATTAGCGCTGAACTCTCCAAGATGGACGACAGCCGCGATCAGATTAAAGAAATCATTGGCGCCGCCGCCGAAGCATTCACATTGCCTAAGCCGCTAATTCGCAAAGTTGCACGTCTCTATCACAAGAAGAATGTTGCTGATTTTGAAAATGAGACAGCCGATATTAAAAACCTTTACAAAGCAATCACATTAGTATAAAATACTGTTGCAATAAAACATACGTAAGAAACAAATCTATATTATGAACAACTCTGAATATCTTTGGGTGGAAAAATACAGACCACAAAGCATCGATGAATGCGTCCTTCCGGCTGAATTAAAGAAAACCTTTAATGACATTGTGAAGGGAGGCCAGCTGCCCAACCTGCTTCTTGCAGGAACTGCTGGTCTGGGCAAAACCACTGTGGCTAAAGCATTGTGCAATATGCTTGATCTTGATTACATCATGATCAACGGCAGTGAAGAAAGCGGCATTGATGTACTGCGCAATAAGATCAAACAATTTGCAAGTACAGTATCATTATCTGGCGGATATAAAGTGGTTATCCTTGATGAGGCTGACTATCTTAACTGTTTTGACGGTACTCAGTTGATTCAATTTTCCACATCTGATAGTGAAGTCGATATAAAAATAGATACTATCAATAATCTTTTAGGAACTGAGTTTTTTGCTAGAAGTGTTAACCCAGTAACTTTAGAAGAATGTCTAACGCCGGCTTACGTAATTGAAAAGGGTGAAGCCGAAGTATTTGAAGTCGAATTTGATGATGGATCAGTTATGAAATGTACTGAAGATCATGTTTTCTTTGATGAAAATGGCAATGAGTGTAAAATTAAAGACATGTTGAAAATGCTTAGTGTATAAATACATTAAGATACTCGGCATGAAAGCATTTACATATCTAATAAAAGAAAAGGAAACAGGAAAATGGTATTACGGTGTCAGATATGCATCTAACTGTTGCATATCTGACATGTTTACTACATATTTTACTTCTGGTGTTTTACATGATCGCATAAAAAGTAAACCTGATGATTTTGTGTTTGAAATACGGAAACAATTTGATTCTGTTGAAGACTCATTAAATTGGGAACATACTGTTTTGCGTAGAATGAAAATTAAAGAGAGGACTGATTGCTATAACAAGCATATCGGAAAAGCTCCGCCTAGAATGTTCGGAGACGATAACCCTTCACGCAGATCGGATGTAAAACTTAAAATTTCAGCTGCATCAAAACGTAGAGGAAGATTATCTGATAAGTCTATATCGACTATGCGCCAAACTAAAATTAGGCAGGGTGTCATACGGATGATTAAAACTAAATCATTTGTCATAAAAAAATCATGCGCAACACGGTATAAAAATTACCTTTCATTTATTGAAAGAATTCAATCTAAAAAGAAATATACACGTATACATCGACTAATTAAACGTCTGTTAGAAGAGTGTTTATGTTACAAACCAAAACCGTATCCAAAGAATAGAAAAAGAACTGGCCCGCGAGGTAAAAATCATAGAATATCTAATTCTAAGATTGGAAAGCGATGGTATACCAATCCAAATTTACTTGAATGTAAATTATTTAGCACGGATGATAATATACCGAATGGTTGGATAGCTGGAATGAAGCTTTCTTCAAAAATTGAAAAGAACAAATTAGCATCTACTGGAAGAAAGCACACTGAAGAATCAAAATTAAAAATGAAACATATTTGTAATGAAAGAAATTAAAAAAATCACTAAGTTGGGTACGCGCAAAGTTTATGATGTCGTAACAGGTCATTCTAATAAAACTTTTGTTTTGGGTAATGGTATAGTCGCTCATAATTGTAGTAGCACACAGCCTGCTCTTCGCGGATTCATTGAGGAGTTTAGTAATAATTGCAGATTTATTCTTACGTGTAATTTTAAGAACAGAATCATTGAGCCGCTTCATAGTCGATGCAGTGTGGTTGAGTTTAATACCACAAAGAAGCAACTGTCTGGCCTAGCCGGTGACTTTATGAAGCGGCTT